TCCAATGTGGCGAAGATTCTAACCCCCTTAACAATATCACTGTTCTGATCCCAAGTCTCCTGCCTTGCTTGGTTCGCTGCATGTTGTAAGGACGTCCTGACTAACCCTTCAGTATCCCTTTTTACCTGAGCTAACGTTCCGCCTGTAAAATTTGCACCTGTGCCAACCACTTCTCTTACAATAGCAGCTGTAGTTTTTCCCTGGTAATAACCAGCAGTTATAACATTATTAACCCTATCAACTGTACGGTCTGACCAGTCACGAACAACCCCTTCAAGCAATTTACCTTTCATAGGTCCTTCAATACCCGTTAAAGGGGTCTTGAATATAGCAGAATTTAACTGAGAAGTGGAAGGTAAATTAAAGCTATGTTCCATCACATCATTTAGAGCTTTAGCTTCAAATCTAGATTCATATTTTGCAAGATCTCGAGCTTGAGACTTTAAGGTCTTGTAAGCCTCAGAATTTATTTCCTTCAGGTCAGAAGCTATATTTTTCTCTAACGCAAGCAATCGGTCTCGAGAAAATTTAGTTAGGTCCTTATTCGCTAATTGATTAGTAACTGAGTTCTTCATCTCCTCAAAAAACTGAGCATACTCCTTCACATTATGAGACTTTAATCGCTCATTGTGAGAGATATGCCGAGTTGCTATTTCAATCAATCGCTCTGGTGTAGTAGGCATGATTACTCTTCCCTGTCAACAAATCCAGACCAACCAACCTCTTCAGAAACTTCTTCCACTGTTTTGGTTGGCTCGATGAACCCATGTTTCTTACACCATTCAACGTAATCTGAGAAAGGCATAGCTCCTTGCAAGAGGCTGGCTACGATAGCTTGCAACTCCTGTGCCGTAGCTTGTGGTTTCACGTATTCTTGGTTAATACCATAAGCTATATCCTCAGGATTCTCATTCATAAACATAGCCGCATAGCCTAAAGCTTTCGTGTAGGCTTCAGAAACATTAACCGCAATCAAAGAAAGAATACTGTGGCTTGTCTCACGTTCCCCTTCAGACTGAGTTGCTGTCTTAACTGCAGAGCCAGGTTGAATAAACATAGCGCCAAGACCTATGCACATCTCAACCTTGTCTTTCATAGCTTCCTTAGCCATCGTACTTGGCGGAGCTTGAGCATAGCCAAAAGTTTCACCAGAAGGAACAGCCAATAAGCGACCAGAACCAACATACATATTATTCTCATTTAATAGCTTAATGTAGTCTTCAGTAAGGCCAGACATCCAAGGCTGAGGTTGACCAGCAAACCAAACAGAGTTTTCATAAGTCGCTGAGTTATTCCAATGACCAATATTGATCCTTACTATATCGTGCATCGGGGCTAAATCGACAGTTGGACTATTGTCTTCTGACCCGATGAAGACAAAAGGGATAAAATCCCATGTTGAACCATCCCCTTTAGTTGGGGTTGCTTCTTTATTAATAACCCAAGAACCATCCTCGTCTTCGATGTATTGACGGTAAATATAAACCCCTTGGTCCAAAGCAAGCTCAATAATAAGGTCTTTTATTTCATTTTCTTCGGTCTCATAAGTATCAGTTAAAACAACTTGAGACAATTTAATATCTGACCCTTCCCTGATAGTGGACCAATTAATTATCTGAGTTGCCTCGAACTCCTTAATTGTGGAAAAAACTTTCCGATTTGTTAAATCTCTCAAACTGATATTTTCGTCTGTAGCAGGGAAATCGACCCACAAACCAGCCCGACCCACTTGGATGATTTCCTTACAAACTTGGTGGCTTTGTTGAAAGATGCTAACCCCAGCCCCATCTACGTTCTTTTCTACGTAGTCGAGCATAGGGGGTACATCAAGGTTAGGGTCTTTACGGAACATTATACCTATCATTCCCCGAACAGTGTAGCCTGCCAACGCATAAAAAACTGCCCGCTCATAATACTGCTTGTTCCTCAGAACATTTTCATCAGAGGTATCTAAAGGGTTCATTTTTATCAGATACTTGTCTAGATTAGTACCTTTACAAATATCTTTTACTTTAATCCAAGTTGGTTCGTTATCAACATAAAGCTGGTTTTGGGTGTTAATGCTCTGTGCCATTGGTAAGCTCCTCATTATAGTGTACGTCTATATCTACTTTCTTAATACCTACTCCAGTTTCTTTTGTAAACTCATGGCATTTAATAGCTATAAAAGCTTCTAACTCTCGAATAAATCTCTCTTCGATTTCTGTTCGTTTCATCTGTTCAATATCTCCAGGAGTAAAGTATATCATGCGAACCTATCTTGCACTTCATTAGTTATATTTAAGTATCGGTGTCGAATTTTACACTTTTCACAAAAGAGTCTCGGTATTCCCCGCCCTGTCCACCTCATAGCGGCGGCAGAATCATCTTTTGAATAAACCCAATGATAGTCACCACAACAAGGACAAACAGCTTTTAAAGCTTTAGTTTTCATATTAGAACCCTAAATTTCTTAAGACAGAAAAAATACTTTGTGTTAAAGACCCAATTATAAAACCCCAAAGGTATAACCAGTTCTTATTGATAACCCTAATACCTAATGCTCCTATAATAATTATAAAGAAAGTACTATAATAGGCGGGTGTCGATAAAGTGTGCCATAATAGATTAAAAAAATTCATATTAGAACCCAACCTTAATATTAGTCAATCCAAATGAAGGTTTCTTTATCGGAAATTCAAAAGCAATGGGATAACCTGTCGCATCGTTCTGGTGGTCATTCCCCGACGATTTATCAGGCTCCCCATTAGGACCATAAACTTGCTGCTCTAAGCACTCTGTCACTGTTGGACACTTAGTAACATTCACCCACAATTTACCCAATTGAAATCGCTTATTAACTGCCGCTATACGGTCTTTAACTAAGGGATTAGAGTTATGAGCTCGAACTTTGAACCCCGCTTTCTTCAATAAAGTAATATCTGATTCAGAAGCACCTACAGACTTTCGACTTTTCCCGGAAGCGTCAGGATATACAACTACAGAATGCTCTAGCCATTTTTCTTCGATAAGCTTAATCATAGCCGGAGTATCAAAAACTTCCTTAAGTTCTGCAACAGCATGCCATCCACTTGGTCTTTGGACATAAATGGTGGCTGCCATGTGTTGCACATTGAAGTCCATACCAATGTATAAAGGTTCTTTCTTTTTAATTGTCTCTTTAGAATCGTGTAACTTTCGGTCGAAAGCGTAGTAAATAGTGCCTGATTTAAGGTTAACAAATTGACCATTGAGATAAGCAGCGATCAATTCTATAGGGTAAGCTTCAAGCAGTGAAGGAATATAATCACCAGGAAGGTTTAACTCATTGTCATAAGTACTGCCCTGAACTAAGCCATACCTAAGCTTTTTAGTGTAATCGTCAGCGAGGTCTTTAACGAAGGTTTTATAGGTGAACATAAAACCCTCAGGTGTTGTTGTAATGTCAATACTATTTTTTGCGTTTGGGTATCTCAGACGGGCTAAGATTTTTCTAAAAGAGGTAGTTGCTCGATCAAGGGTCAATACGTCTATTTCATCCACCATGGCGTGGGAAATATTAAAACCAATGATGGAACCTGGTCTCTCCATAGATCGACAAATACACGTCCCTCGGTACTGGTGCCCAGAATAAAAATGAACCTCTTTATTTCCTTCCTTTATATCAACATTCAAATCCAGTTGATAGGCAACCTCTTCGATGGTGGGATAAAAAATATCTCTGATCTGTGGATAGGTTGGGGCAAAGTATCCTTGGTTAAATTTAGGATATTCAAAAAAGTTCTTACAAATACCAACAGCACCAACAACTGTCTTCCCTGACCCATACCCCGATACAAAAGCCTTAAAACGCTGCGGCAAGCTTAGAAATTTAGCTTGGGGTATGGTTAAGTCAAAGGAAGTCATTCGGCAGTTTTCCTACAATCTTTAGCGTTTAAAACTACCTCTACAGGAATAGGCTTGGCACCATCCTCAACGTTCTGCTTTGTGAGCTGTTCAATAGCCCAAGGTTCACCCATTGCAACTCCATATTGGATCCTTAGGTCTAACATATCACGGACAGCCTGAGACTGAAATTCATTAATGGTATCAAATTCCTCTTGTATTTCCTCAGAGTCAAGACATAGCTGTTCCAGTTGCTTCAGAGAAATACCAAGTTCTCTGGAGACAAAGGCTTTTTTACCCTGACAACTGCGAATTATTTCAAGGATTTCTTCCATGCTTCTCTTTCTAGGCCGAGGTCTATCAATTCTCTTACGATTTCACTTAAACTTCTCATTTCGTTTCTTGCCTTTTTCTGGAGCTTTTTCATTTGACTTTTTCCAATTCGTACAATCAAGGTGCCTTCCATGAATATTCTCCTTTATTATACCATTATACACTAATTATAAAGATTCTCAACAAAAAACCAGATGTCAAATTTCAATCAAAATTGTGTCAAATTTTAACATGAAATTGTGTTAATGTCATCATATAAACAATCATT